GACCCCAGATCCAACTGGCTTGCAATTTAAACCAGGTGGCCCTTACGCCACGATACCAATTGGATCAGGGCTCAAGTTTGGTCAAACTAGAGGCTAATCATTATGCGAGCTGTCCTATGTTGTTCCTAACATTAAAGGGGAGATCACCCCATCAGCTTGCGGTTCGTTAAGCCTGATCAATTATTAATTGATCCTTCTAACTTGACCCCAGGTGATACTGACCAGGCTGCCAGCCGTGGACATAGCGCCAGTATCACCAGGGCTCAAGTTCTTTTGAACATGGCCCATATCAAAGCCACCAAGAAGAATGCCATTAGCATTCTTAATTCCATTGGCGACTCCATAAAGATCAGTTGCCAAAACTCTACCATCTAGGCAACCCAATCAATATTAATACGTGAACCAATATCAACATACATATCCAAAACGTCATTCTTCTACTCCACAATTAATACACGCTACCTGCGGTTTGGCCCATTGATCGTAATGAGTTTCCTGATCACAGATAGGACATATGTTTAAATAATATTTCATATTTAATTTTTATCATTTGACTTATATTATGTCAATAGGATAATATAGGATCATGAAATAAAAATAAAAAGATATAAACAATAAAGGACCAGTGTCCAAAATGGGTCGGCCCCTGCGGGGCTAACATGTATAAGGAGCGCTCGCTTCGCTCGCGCGCATTGCTCCTCGGGCCGTGGTCGAGGGGTCCCAGACCGTTTTCCACGGAGCTTGATGCTTATGGGCCCACCCACCCTTTTTTGCAAAAGGGGTCCCACTGCTTTTTGCTATATGCCTTGATTTACATACCCACCCCTGCTAAAAACGTTTTAGGTACCATGGACTTGAATAAGGTAAATATAGAAAAATTACCTGCGGATGTCAGAAGGACTTTCAAAAAACTTCAAGTGCTCCATGCAGAAAAAAAGATACAGAACAAAGCTAAGAATGACTTTCTATCTTTTGTAAAATGTATGTGGCCTGATTTTGTAGAGGGGTCCCACCATAGACACATCGCAGAAAAATTTAATCAACTGGCAGCGGGCAAAATTAATCGTTTGATTGTTAACATGCCTCCACGTCATACTAAATCTGAATTTGCATCTTTCTTACTACCATCGTGGATGGTGGGCCGTAATCCAAAGTTAAAGATCATTCAAACAACACACAATGCAGAACTTGCTGTAAGGTTTGGACGGAAGTCCAAGAATCTTATAGACAGCGACAGATACCAAAAGATTTTTAAAACACAGCTACAAGAAGATTCGAAAGCCGCGGGCCGTTGGGAAACATCCGAGGGAGGAGAATACTTTGCAGCTGGTGTAGGTGGTGCTATTACAGGACGGGGCGCGGATCTATTAATCATAGATGACCCGCACTCGGAACAAGATTCACTGTCCAAGACTGCGATGGAATCAGCGTATGAATGGTATACTTCAGGACCAAGACAAAGACTTCAACCAGGCGGTAAGATTGTTCTTGTAATGACGAGATGGTCTACAAAAGATTTAACAGGTAAACTTATAGCGAATCAAAAAGAACCGAAGTCTGATCAGTGGCACGTGGTTGAATTTCCTGCACTCATGGATCACGGACCAGTGTGGCCTGAATATTGGAACACGGAAGAGTTAGAGAAAGTTAAAGCAACCTTGCCCGTTGGTAAATGGAACGCTCAGTGGATGCAAGCGCCAACGTCAGAGGAAGGAGCTATATTAAAACGAGAATGGTGGAGAGTTTACGATAAAGAATACATTCCACCTTTACAACACGTTATTCAATCTTACGATACAGCTTTCTTAAAAAAAGAAACTGCGGACTATTCAGCTATAACCACGTGGGGAGTTTTTTATCCCACAGAGGATTCTTCTGCTAACTTAATACTTTTAGATGCTATCAAAGGTAGATACGAGTTCCCTGAATTAAGGCGCTTGGCCCTTCAACAATATAAATACTGGCAGCCTGAGTCTGTGATTATAGAAGCTAAAGCTTCTGGACTACCACTGATGTATGAGCTTCGACAAATGGATATACCTGTAATTTCCTTTACACCTAGTAAGGGAAATGATAAACATTCTAGAGTAAACGCCGTAGCACCTCTTTTTGAATCTGGAATGATATGGGCGCCAGAACAGAAATTTGCAGAGGAGGTAATTGAGGAATGCGCTGCATTTCCAAACGGTGACCACGACGACCTTGTGGACTCTACAACACAAGCGATCATGCGCTTTAGGCAGGGCGGATTGATCACGCACCCTGAAGATTATATTGACGAGAAAAAAGACCCTAAACCTAAAAGGTATTATTAATGAAATTTTTTTTGATGGCATTGGTTAAGAAATTCAGAAAAGAGATGGGAAGATCCCCTAACCCAGGTGAATTAAACTCTTTAAAGAAAACAGCAAAAGATATGGAGATGAAAGATAAAAGCAATGTTATTAAATTTCCAGAAGGTGGCAAAGATAAAGTTAATCCTTTCGAAGATAGACCTACTAAGAAAAGAATTACAAAAGAAACAAGCGATACCCCTTTTACAGACATGGTTCAAAAAGAAGTTGATGGTGTAAAGCTTTATGGTGATGAAACTTTTGGTGAGTTAGATATCATTAGAAAAACAGGTAAACATCCAAGAGGTGAGCCAAAAGCTCAAGGTGGTATTATTGGTCTAGCTAACGGTGGGCCATCAGACCCAAGCAGAAGAAGATTCATGAAAATATTAGGAGGCCTTGCTGCTATTCCTGTTCTTGGTAGATTTATTAAACCTATTGAACAAGTTGCACCTGTTGCTACAGAAACAGCTAAAGTTGTGCCTTCTTATTTTTTTAAACTTGTAGACAAAATTAAAAGACTTGGTGATGATGATCCTGGTCTAACCACAACGCCAAGAGAAACTGGTAAAAGATACAAGGACTATGAACTTGTAGAAGATTTAAACACTGGAGACATTGTTATTAAAAAAAGAACAGAAGGTGGTGCTACGGTTGGAGACGAAAGTTTTGATACCATTGATTCAGAGGAGGTTATGATCTACAGAGCAAAACAGAAAACAGAAACAGGCACTCTCCCAGAAGATTACGAAGAGTTAACAGCAAAACCCTCTTATCCAGATGGTGATCTAGATGATGTTCAAGATGGTTTAGATAATCTTGATGAAATTTTAAACGAAGTTGGAGAGAAGAGAGCTAAAAAAGCAGGCGGTGGTATCGCCTATCTATTAGGAGAATAATGTCTAGTGTATTGAAATTTGTAGACGATCTAGTCGAACAAACTAGTCCAGCCGACGACGCACCAAGAATAGAAATGCAAGAGGGTGGTGCTATTAAAGGAACACCTAGACTTCCAGTGACTGCTGAACTACAGGAATTAGCACAGAAGCTGTACGGAAAAGATTTTAAAGATTTATCTATTAATCAAAGAACAGAATTAAGAGCAGGTAAAATTAAGATGGATCCTGTTACGTTTCAAGAGTATTTAGATGACTACAAAAAAATGGCAGCGGATCCAGATTATAAACCTAAGTTTATAAAACCTATGAAAGGTGAGGGACTTTCTCGTCAACAATTAAGAGCTAGACAAGAGGCAAAAAGAACTGTGGAAGGCTTTGATTCTAAATTTCAAAAAAATGTTAACCGAAGAAAGAAAGCTAAAGCAAAAGCTGCTAGAGAAGCAGATCCAGAAAGAAAACAAAAAGAAATGGCTAAAAAAGCTGAAGTTAGAAGACAAAGAAGAGCAGCAAAATTAAGTGATAAAGTTAGTTTAACTCAAAGAGAAAAATTATTAAATTTTGAACAGTCTTTAATAACAAGGCAGCTTAATGATAAAATAAAAGCTAATCCAGATATTATTTTAAAAAATGAAAAGCTTTTAGATAAATTATCTACGACAGTAGATAGTGAGGGTAATATTATAAAATCTAAACCCACTATTTATGAATTAGAAAAAAGAGGTTTGTTTGAAATAGAACATCAAAGAGACGTGCGTAAAGCTGGAGCCATGAAAGATTTTCCATATAATAGAAATCCTATTCTAGGACCACATAATAGATCAGGTGGATTTAAAGATATGGCTGAAAAGTTTATTGAAAAAAATCCTGATCCTAAAAATCCTAAAGTTAAAAATATAATTAAAAAAGCAGAAGAATTAAAAATTACTTTACAACCTAATGTCCCTAAAGGAACATTTAAAACAAAAGGGTTAGGCTATAAGCAACCCACAAATCCTACAGGAAAATTTGTTTCATATGCAAAGTCTTATTTACCAGAACTTGTGGATGATAAAATTGGTATGGCTGGTTATACAAAAGACAGAAAAGCGTTAGAGCGAGGTTTAAAAGCCACTAAAAAAATAGGATCTTCAGGCCCAACACTTGGTATGAATCTTGGTTTTGGTCCAGCGTTAAGAGTAGCTGGAGAAGTTATTGGTTCACCAGCAGCAGCTTTAGCTTTTGCCACACAAACGGTTAGAGATAATTTAAGAAAAGGTGAAAACCTAGCAGATGCAATTGTTGATCCACTTGTAGGCGCTGAATTATTATTTCCTGAAATTGCTAAAAAAGCAGCACCAGGAGTTATGAAAGGTATTTTAGGTTTAGGTAGAGTTGGTAGAATGTTAACTCCCGTAGGAGCTGCAATCACAGCGGGAGGACTGGCTGTGGATTATGGCAAATTTGTGAAGCGTGAAATTGATAGAATTAAGAAAATGACACCAGAGGAGAGAGAACAATACGATGCAGAAGAACAAGAACAAATGGGTATAGCAGCCGCAAAAGGCGGATTGATACCACCTAAATCAGGAAAGACACCTCACGGTGACAAAGGCTTGGCTTCTCTAGCTGATTATGATATGACAAACACGGAGTTTATAAATGGCAGATATAGATAAAGGACTCCCTAACACTCGTACTGAAGTAAAAGTTCCTAGTGAAGAAGTCGATGTTAAGGAAGAAATCAAAGAACAGAAACCTATAGAAGTTACACCAGAGGAAGATGGTGGAGCTACAATTAATTTTGAACCAGGAGCCGTGAACATACCTGGCACAGAATCTCATTTCGATAACCTAGCAGATATTTTACCTTCAGATGTTTTAGATCCACTCGGTAATGAACTTAAATCAAATTACATGGATTATAAAATGTCCAGAAAAGAATGGGAGAGATCTTACACAGAAGGGCTTGACTTACTTGGATTCAAATATGAAAATAGAACGGAACCGTTTCAAGGAGCTTCAGGTGCAACGCACCCAGTGTTAGCAGAGGCTGTTACACAGTTCCAAGCTACAGCATACAAAGAGTTATTACCAAGTGACGGTCCAGTTAGAACACAAATTTTAGGTGTAACAACACCACCAAAACAACAACAAGCTCAACGTGTTAAAGATTTCATGAATTATTTAATTATGGATCAGATGAAAGAATATGAACCAGAGTTTGATTCTATGTTATTTCATTTACCGTTAGCTGGTTCTACGTTTAAAAAAGTTTACTACGATGATTTATTAGGCAGAGCTGTTTCTAAGTTTGTGCCTGCTGATGATTTGATCGTGCCTTATACAGCTAATAGTTTAGATGATGCAGAAGCTATTATTCACGTTATAAAAATTTCAGAAAACGATTTAAGAAAACAACAAGTAGCAGGGTTTTATTCTGATGTAGATTTAGGACCACCTGCTATGTCTACAAATGATGATGTTTCTAAAAAAGAAAAAGAATTAGAAGGCACTAAAAGATCTGGAAAACAACAAACTATGTACAATCTTCTGGAATGTCATATTGATCTAGATCTAGAAGGCTTCGAAGATATTGGTACAGACGGGCAACCGACTGGTATCAAGCTACCTTACATCGTTACGATCGAAGAAGGTAGTGGAGTAGTTCTTTCGATAAGAAGGAATTACGCGCCCAATGATCCATTAAAACGAAGAGTTCAATATTTTGTCCACTTCAAATTTCTGCCTGGACTAGGATTCTACGGATTTGGATTAATACACATGATTGGCGGATTGAGTAGAACTGCAACAGTCGCTCTCCGCCA